ATGATAGAAATCGAAGTTTCTGATTCTGTATTTGGATTCCTTGGCGGTTATTTTCATCAGGATATTGATTCTCCAGAATCAGCACTGGACGAATACTTAGAAGAGATTCCAAAAGAAGAGCAAGAAACTGATATAGCAGCATTAAAAGATTTTATTAACAGTGATTATTCGGATGAAGAAAAGAATGATTTTATCGATGAAGCTGCTGACGGAGTGGACATTCGTAGTTACGGAGTATCTCCATTAGTATGGCTCGAACAAGTTATTCAAAAAATAGAAAAGAATATTGAAACTTTATAATCCATGAAAGGTCCCTTGAAAATTCAAGGGACCTTTTATTACTTCAAAAGCCCTTTAATTTTTGCTTTCGTTTTCGGTCCATAAATACCGTCAGCTTTTAATCCATTCATCAGCTGGAACCGTCTAACTGCATCTGCTGTTTTTGGACCATAATAGCTATCGATACCGAAGTTTTTGGCTTTCTTATCCGGATAGAAATGCAATGCCGATAACGCTGTTTGAATTTGCTCAACTGCATCGCTGTGCATCAATGGGCTTTTCACTTTGAAAATGCCTGAAGGCAGATTAAAGGATGATTTCTTTTTGCTTGAGCTTGGTTTTTTAACTGTCTTAGAAGAAGTTGTTTTCTTACTTGATGATTTGCCACCAAGTGCTTTTAATTCAGCATCAATCGCCGCTTTAACTTCATTCCAGCGCCCTTCTGATAAGATGCGATGCGGGCAATACTTTCCGCTCCAGTCTTGATGTTTCCGCACACGCTCAATACCCCATCCGCGTTCTTTAAGTAGCTGCGCCACAAACTTGATAGCCAACTTTTCAGCAGCGTAGTATTTAGCGCCTCCCGACTTGCTGTAGCAGATTTCAACGCCGATAGACTTACGGTTCCCGGGACCGTTTGTACCGTCGCCTGTGTGCCATGCATTGCGATTTAACGGCAGTCCTTGAATAACCTCTTTGTCATCAACTGCAAAGTGGAAACTCGTTGAACTGGTGTTTCCGGTCATGTAGCTGACCTCGTTAGCAGCTGACGCATCATTGTAAGTATTATGAATGGTAATGTATTCAGCGTCCAAGTAATTCGGGCATTTTAAAGCGTATTTTGATTCTGATACAAGGTTCTGTTTTACTCCAATTGTCATGAAAATCTCTCCTATTCTGTTTTTGAGATAGAAAGAGCCGCCAGCTGGCAGCTCATTTGGTTAGATTGTTTTGTTTTAAAACAGCTTTTTGCTTGTGTCCTTTTGCTGTCACGTAGTTATTTTTGAACCACGCAGCAAGTGTTGTGCCGATTGTGAAGATCAAAGAACAGGCAGTGTACAGCGCATCCGCCAGTTGGTTCACTTGTGCATCAGTGATATCCAAAGGTGATTTGCCAAGCATCAGCATGGTTTGGTTGATAAGTGCAATCAAAAGAAGCACCGTCCGAATGACCGTGCCTTTGTCAAAGTTTTTCATATTGTGTTTTCCTCCTTATTTTTGCAAAACAGTATAAAAAATAGCGATTGCGCCGCCAATAACGCCAGTGCATACCGCTGTAATGATAGCGCCAGTTATTGTGCGTTTGATCCAAGTTGTATTCTCTTCGATCTTGTTGAGTTTTTCGTTTAATGTCATGATTTGCTGGTCTTGTCTATCAGAAACGCGTTCAAGAACATTTACACGCTGTTCGATCGTTTTCTGGCCCGCCTTCATTTCCATTATCTCTTTTTGTAATGCATGCACATCTGGTACCTCCGTCACTTCTGACATTAGTACGCCCCCCTTATATCTATTTCACGTTTTTCACCTCCTTAGAGGCAAAATAAAAAAGCCTTATTGACTGGCTCCTGTCGTTTCCTCGTATGGTTGACCTGTTACTTCTTGGTATTGGTCATGTGTAATGTATTGTGCCTGAACACCTTCTTTCAAGTCATCAACGGAACAATCGTTAAATGCCATAGCCTGCTTTACCATGGCTGTTGTGGCCCATCTGTAGAACAACGCAAATACCCAGAAATTAAGATTCACTTGTCATTCCTCCCTTTAAATAGAGAACATCTAATTTTAAAGATGCAACTTGCTCACCTAAAGATTGATTCAAAGTTTCTGCTTCTTTTCTTGCTAGCACTTCCGCAGTCAATTGTACGCCTAAAGCATTTTGAGCCAGCTCAGCCTGTTTTCTTGCCAGTTTTTCGTCTGCCAACTGCTGTCCAAGTGTTGCAAGCTGTTCTTCTATAGGATTGGTTTCAGGAATACTGCCTTGTTTTAGCTGCTCTTTGTATTCTTCATCAGCAGTTTCAACCCATGTTTGTTTTTCCTCATCAAATAAAGGCCGCCACATACCCTCTCCATTTATTTCGGGAGGAATATCAGTAGCATTCGCCGGGATATTATACCTTCCTGTCTCCCTATCAAGTTGTAACTCAACCGGCCATCCTAAATAGATTTTATCCTCACCATATGGATATATTAATTTCATACTTATCCCTCCTTTCTTTAGGTTAGAGGTACAACTAAATCTATATAATATCCATTTACCTTTGACTCAGTAGTTGCCATTATACCTGTTAGTTTCATATCACCAGATGCATATATAATAATTTTGCTATAACCGGTCGTGCCGCTGGTTGCAACCATTTTGACAATTCCTTTGCTCGGGGCGCTTGAAGACGGGATGCTCGCAAAAACAACCTCCCTATCAGTAAGAACATGACCATTAAGATGCAACGTGTTTCCGACTTTACGGTATTGTAAAGGTCTATCACCTGAAGTTGCTCCGTTTTTGTATGGAACATTTACCCACGGCGTCTCTATAAAATCTAAGTCTGTAACAACCTCTCGCCACCCAGTGAATTCTCCCTCTTTATGCTTTGTTCCAATCCATGTACGGTTATCATAGGATCTTGTTGCGACAATTTTCTTTAACCCTTGAGGTGGGGCAAGATCGGCAGGAACATCTGTAATATCATAATAGTACCAGGCAGCATCATCATCCCCTGGATGATTCACAACACCTGCCCCAAAATAAAAGCCAGTCGGATAATCAAAAAGGTTCTGTCCTTTAGTTATTTTTATTCGCTGACCGGTTTGGGTTGTCAATTGATAGAGTTGTCCACTATTCCACTTGTTCTTATCTTCTTTCGTTACATGAATATCTGTTTTATTTTCATGAGTATTGACCTTTGCTTGGGCTCCTGCGGAATATTCAATCTCCATCCAAGGTGTCCAGTTTTCTGATCCACTCACCTTATTTCTTATGAATTTCCGCCGATTATCAGGTATAGAGGTTGTTGCACTGGTATATGCTGTGAATTCCTGATATGGATAAGTGCCGTAGTTGTAAACCAATAAATAACCATTGCTATTCACAGGGGCATTCAGTGCCGTTGAAGCTGAAGTCATATAATAAAACCCTGTTTCAATAACAGTATTGAAATCCACGCCTGACAAGTTTTTCATCAAACCATTGTCTTGTGTTAATTTTGATAACTGAGCCGCATTCCACTTGGTTCGCTCTGCATCAGAAATATGTCGAATCTGGTTATAGTTATGTGCGTCAAACTCCGTTTTGGTTGCCTGTTTGTCATTGGTAACATTACCGAGCCCGACTTGATCTTTTGTCACCCCATGAGGGTTGCTTTTATCATTAATGTGTTGATCAGTATACGTTTTTGCATTTTTTTCAGCTGTATCAGCTTTGTTTTGCGCCCCTGTAGTCGTTTCCTTCGCATTCCAATTTGAACGCTCTGTGCCCGTGATATGGCGTGTGGAATCTGTATTGTGTGCGTTGAATTCTGTTTTTGTTGCTTGCTGCACGTTGTCTACGGTTCCTAAACCTACTTGGGCCTTTGTAACCTGGTTGGGGTTATCCCTACGTGCAGCAAATTCATCTGTATAAGCTTTTGCTGTTTTTAAAGCAGTGGAAACGTCATCTTGTGTTGCTCCGATCTCTTGCAATTCCTTTAGTGCATGATAGGCCGTATACTGATACCAGTTGAACCAATCCGCAGGGGGATGATCCATTGGTTTGTATCCTTCATCAATGGAGGACTGCGGGGGCCTCTGCCCGGCGTTCCCCCATTCAGGCAATTCTTTTGTAAAAGGCATAAACATCACTCCTTAAATCGGTAAAGGGTAATCATCTTCAGGCTGAAAGATTCCGCCGAGTGTTCCCCCATCTGTCCCGTCTGTTGAAAATCCATATTGACTTGTTTCTATAGAGTTAGCAGAGGACGAAAAACGAAAGGTGCCGTTTAAATCTACATAAGCCACCCGTACGCCTGCAGCTACTGTTTTTTGAACGATATTCGAAAACTGTGTTGCACTCATTCCAACTTTGCTCAAAGCCTCAATGGGTGCCTTTTTTACGATAATGGCAGCCGGTTCATCTTCATTGTTTTCCTTGCTGCTGACAATGTGTATTTCACTTGGCTTGCAGTTCAGTGTTTTGGCTAAAGCTTCAATGATCCGGTTTGTGGTGCCATCTGAAACATTTCTGGCAACCTTGCCTCGAATAAGCACACGATAAATTTCATCAGTGGCACGGCCCCGATCCTGCGACACGTTGTCACCAAGTAGATCCAGAGCCTTTCCTTTTGCCGCATCAATATCCCGCCAGTTCTCAGCTGTGGTCAGCGCGCTTTTAAGTGCTGTCAGCTGTTCATCGACAATTAAAAAAAGCTTACCGATATTGCTCTTTTCATCTTTCAAAAAGGCATCGGTCAGCTTCCCTATTAAGTCTTTAATCATATGAGATTCACCACGATTTCATCAAAATGTACCTGGGCAACCTCTTTAGGTTCAATTTCAATGTTTGACTGTGAAAGGTTTGTCGCATCTTTCCCCATCCTGATTGTTACATCAGAGACACCATCTACTTGATATACCGCGTTGAACAACTGCGACAATATAACATCATCGCCCATTTGTGAGCCTGTATAGTAAGAGCCGTTTGCATCAACTCCCCCGATTTTATAAACGAGGTTGTTTTTGATCTGACTTACTCCATCAATAGGGAAAGAAGCATTTGTTTTTAAATCCAGCTGTAGATATATTTTGACTTCCCTTGCAAAATCAAATTTGACGGCATGGTCAAGTCCGCTGGCGTCAGTTATGGTGACAACTTGCTCCCCGACCGTTTCAATTCCTGCAGCAACACTGTCAAACAGTGCTTGCGCAACATCATCTTTTGTACCGCCCAGAACATAAGCATGAATACTTTTTGGTGGGTTGCCGTCCGCATCTGTCTGCATGGTATTGTTGGCAACAATATTCGCTGAACGGACGCCCGACACGTTTAGCAGGGCTGAAATAATACCGCCATTTGTAGATGCTGAACTGCCCTCAACTGATTTCTTTATTCGTGCCCGGAATTCCGAATCTGTTTCCTCGTCGGCACCGCCTGCCGATGGTTCCGGATTTGTAACTGAATACACGCCCTCTGAGGGCTCTGCCTGAACGGTAATGGTATTTGCCGCAACATTGTTTATAACGCCCTTAGAAAGCGAGACAGCCGTCCCTGAGCCTGTTCCATTCTCCTCAATTACAACGTCTTCAATCAATTCAAAATAAATGCCTGATTCCGTTGTAAACTGTGTTTGTTCTTCAATTACGATGCCGGGTTCTCCGGTAAATGACAGTGTCACAACTGACTCCGCGGCTGGCTCCCGGGTGATTCCCGAGTTGCTGCCAAGACGATCGAGCTGCACGCCCTCAGACTTACTGACAAAGCCGCTGTTATAAACCCTTTCTGCAATGTCCCACAAGCCGGCCAGAAACCAAGCAAAGATACGAATAATAATTCCTAATGGCGTTTTACTGGATGTGTTTACATCCTCCCCGAATTGTTCCCGAGCCCGGTCCTCCATACTATCAACAAGCTCGGAATAGGTTTGCCGTTGAAAGCCCGTTTCATCAAGCAAGATCAACACCCCCTATCTCAATTGTTTCTTCATCCTCTTTTGTCATTTTCACATGCACTGCAAGACTGCGAGACTCTTTATCCATTAAAAAGTTCACCGATTCCACACTGGCAATACGCTCTTCTTGAGAAATGGCATTTATAATGTCATATTGCGCCTCTTCTTGATCAAACTGCTTTCTTAAAATGTTGCTGCGATCAAGGCCGACATGTTCATCAAGCTCAAACTCTCCTAAACTTGTTCTAAGGATCATTTCTACTGATTGAGCCAGCTCAGCATCACCCTCTACCATTTGTAACTCACCATTTTCAAAACAAAGATCCCCGTCTTTAAGCTTGAGAGTTTTCATCCTTCCCACACTCCTATGACAACTGGATCGTTTATACTGTGTGTGCGCCTCGAATCCGGATCAAAGGTTTTATTGCCGTCCAGGTTATCCAGTGAACGTTCAGCAAACGAAACAAACACGCAGGACCCTACTTTAATATCAGCTTCGACGTGTTTCAAAACAGGCGCATGCTCGATTAAAGGGTATTCATGTAGATACTCACCATCATTGGTTTGAAACAGCAATTTCAGATCGGCAGTGTGTTTCTCAGCATTGTAATTTACAACCCGTGCTGGCGCCGTTGTATGGATTGATTGTTTTATCCGCTGTTCGAATCCGTCAAAGAACTTTGTCGCTTTACTCATTAAATCACCCTACATTCTGTGAAAAAGTCTTTACCGTCAAAGGAATGAGAGCCATCTTTCACACGATATTTTCCTTTCGCTGTCTTGCTGTTTATTTCTATGATTGAAGCAACTGCGATACGATGCTGCAATAGGCACTTCACCTTATACCCTTTGAGATCATCTTCCTCAAATTGTTCAGGCGTTTCCACAAGTCCTGTTTCCTCTTCGAGCTTGAAACGTTCGTCATCCCCTTGACTGAGTGGCCGAATAACAGGACGGCCGCGCCGATAATACATGACTGCCCCAGCATCATGAATGACCTCTTCAAGATTGTTTTCAATCAATCCAGTGACACGATAGCCTTTTTTATAAACTTTATTTTTTGGCAGAATGATATTTTTCACTTTAATACCGAGCACACGCAGAAGCTTATCGACAATTTGCCTTGAGGTTGTGCCAGCCTTGAACGTGATTTTCATGTATCTCTTACGGTATCTGACCTCTGTTCGAGTGCCATAATTTCGGACCGTTTTATATGTCCGGCCGTTCTTGTCTTTTTTATAAGTCACCACAGGCTTTGCGAGCTTGTACCGCTTTTTCACGTAATATTTTTCAGCAGGATCAGCGTTTTCAGTGGTCACTTTCATATGGGTGTAATCATCGCCATCTTTTGAATAGATGGCCGTTACCTTATTCAAACCGTCCCAATTATTCAGCACCTTGGTAACTTTACCGATAGTTAAAACACCGTAATCGTCTTTATAACCAGCTTGAACAGTGATAGTGCTGCCTTTTTTAATTTTGCTGATTGAATCTTTGCTTAGGTTGTATATTTCAACCTTTGTTTCATTCGGTTTGAAGTCATCATCAAACGGGACCTCAAAATGAATTTCTAAGTCCTTATAATCGAAAGTGGTTTGTGAACTGCCGTTATCTATCGTGACCTTAACGACGCGCCCAAACAGCATTTTATTCGTCGCCATCGTCTTCCTCCTCCGCATCGTCCGAGACATCATCAATATAAAGAAACACGGTTTGCATAAAATTCTCGTATGTAACCCGTGTTTCTGTATTCGATTCATCCATAGGGATTAAGGAGGGTGCCGGCAGCTTCTCGTTTACAATGTCTTCCCACAAAGGGACGTTCAAAATCAATTTTTCACCCAGCACGATTGGTTCCATGTCCTGATCGTATAAATCAAGCGAGAAACTATCGTCTGTCTGGTTGTAATTGATACGCAAAATGAACGTGTCATCTGCTAAATCAAATTCAAACTGCTGAGGTATGTCCTCTTTGTCAAAAGGAATGTAATCTCTTGATGCCATGCCTTTCCCTCCTTCATCTGATCCTCATTTTGACCCCTATCGGAATTCTTCGGTCCGGCCACGGATTCAGCCGACGCAAAGCATTTACTGTGCTGCCGTATTTACGAGCGCAGCCCCAATAAGTGTCACCCTTCTTGACCTTGTGGTATAGCTTGTTAGATTTTTTTGTTTTCTTCTTGCTGGCTTTCTTCTTTTTCCCGGCTGTTTTCACTTTCTTTTTGACCCACGGGCTTTTTGCAATACGGATTTCTTGCAACTCAATTGAAATAGCAAAACCGTTTGTGTAATCGCCTGTGTCGCGATCTATCTTTGTGATGATCACATTTTTAGCAACCTTACGCCCGGTATAAGTCAAAAGAGTTCCAGCATAAGCCTGCTTTTTCAGATATTCATAATCACTATTTGCTGTTTTGCCTAATAAATAGCCAGAGACTGTTGTCGTCTCTGGCTTTCTTTGTACATGGTCCGTGATCGGGACCCCTTTTTCAACGGGATATGAAGTAACCTCCACATCCGCACCGTCAGATTCCTTTTCGTTTACAAGATTAATCTTTCCGAGCTTCGCCAATTAATAAGCCCCCTCTGGTGGATAAAGCGACTTCAGCATGTCGAAAACTTCGTCAAATGTTTCAGTTACAGCCTTTTTCACCTTTGTTTCTGCCCCTTCACTGCCGCCCTCAACTTTTACGTTGATCGACGGGTTAAACGTGATATTGACAGATGAACTGTTTGAGCTTGTAGCAGCCTTTTCTGGTGTGTAACCAGTATCCGCGCCAAGCTCCCGACCGAGTGCAGCATACATTCCGAGTGATTGGTTTCTGTATCGTGGCTCAGTTGTGATGACATACTCCCTAAAGCCGTTTTCACCAAGCGCAGCGACTTGTGGGCTGTTAATGACTCCACCTGTCGCATAACCTCTATACGGCCCACCATGAGCCATAGAAACGAGCCCAGGGTGTTTTAAAATACCGCCATATCTGCTGTTCAAATAGTTGATAGCAGCAAGGATCTGGTCAACTGGATTTTTAATATTTCCGTGCCCCGGTTCCTTGTGAGCGTTGAATGTGCTTGGAATGAACTGCATAAGCCCTTGAGACGGGTGCCCGGCTTTCCAGTTTGAATCCCATCTGTTCACAACATTAGGATTTCCGCCTGATTCTTTCATGGCAATGGTTTCAAGTGCGCCAGCATATTCAGAGCCAAGGCCCTTGATTGATAGCGCTTGAGCTACCCACTTTTTGACGGCTTTTGAGCCGCCACCTGAAAAGCTTTCAGCGTAACTGGACATTTTGCCTTTAACAAAACCAATGGCTTTATCTTTAACAAAATTAAAAGCTCCTTTTGCAAGATCGCCGAACGATCCGGACATAGAAGAAGCTTTAACACCCATATTTTCCAAGACCTTCGTTAACAGTTTGGATGGATGGCCGACATAATCAAATACATCAAGGGCTATGTCTTTGGCTTTTTTCACCACATGTTTTGCTCCATCTATTGCTGATGTAGCCTTGTCTTTGACCCAACCCAAAGCACCTGAGATACCTCCACCAACATTGCCACTACCATATGCAGGGAGAGCCGATAAAGCAGCCCTTGTCTGTTTTGCGGATAACACCTCAGTGCCTTTCGGAAGGTTCATCAGTGTATCTGTTGCAGGGCTAAGCCCTACGTGTCCTGAAGGTGTCCGATACATTTCAGGTCCAGCGTTTGCCCCTTTACCGTCTCCCAGTATCGCCGGGCCTCCCGGATGTCCGCCGGTTCCGTGCGCATATTTAGGTACTTCCCATTTAGGGATATGCTTATCTTTCAAACCGATCTTATCAAGGACCCAGTTCACTCCGCCGATTACACCATTTACGCCTTTTCCGAGTGCTCCGGCAAGTTTGTTCGCTAAGCTAGTCACACCAGCCACAGCCTTATGAGCCATGTTCTTAATTCCATCACCGATTTTACCCGGAAGTTTCTTGGCCCCTTCGACTAAATCATTGAAACGGTCCATAACTTTTTGACGTAAATCAAGCGCCAATAACGCGACTTTATTTTTTATATAAAGCCATCTATCAGTGATTGCTGAACCCATATTGCTTACAAGCTTTTTCACCATTCCGACTGCACTTGAGAATATTTGCTTCACTCCGTCCCACATCATGCGGAAATTCCCAGTGAATAAGCCTTTGAAAACCTTCACTATTCCCATAATAATGCCGATTGCACCCTGTATTATCGCAATGATATTTTTAAGTGCAACTTGAATTATTGAGAGCACAACTGGAAACACAGCAGTCACGATATTTAGGATGAAACGGATCGCTGGAATGACCACAGTTGTGATGATATTCGCCAGAAATTGCAAAAGAGAAACAACAATCGGAAGTACCGCTTGTATGATTTGCATGATCTGCGGGAATACCTGCTGCACAACTTGAATTAAAATAGGAAGTGCTGCTTGCGCCAACTGTAAAATGATTGTTGCCGCTACAGTAAGCAATTGAGCCACGATTGGAAGAACAGCCATGATGACTTGTTTAATAATCGGGAACACTTGCTGCACCGCTGATAAAATTAACGGCAGCACTTGAACCGCTATTTGTCCGATGGATGAACCTAAAAGCTGAATCAATTGCAAAACAATCGGAAGAGCTTGTTGTACAATGCTCAGGATCAACGGGAACGCAAGCTGAATCATTTGAACCAAAATCGGTAAGGCATTTTCCACAATTGAAACAAGGATTCCTGAGAAACTGCCTATCAATTGAATAATGATTGGCAGCACTGCATTAATTACGCTCAGAATGACTGGAAAAATCGTCTGGAAGCCTTGAACAAGTAACGGTAGGATGCTGCTTGCTATTTGCAAGACACTTGTCCATAAAGTACCCGACAACTGCATCCAAGCTGAAAGCAATTGCTGAATCAGTGGCATGATTTGCGGACCGATTGTCTGGAACGTTTGCGAGATAGCTGCAGCAAACAAAACAAGCGTGCCGCCTATTTGAACGAAAGCCTGCTGAAGTTGTCCGGCCAGCTGCTGAAACTGTGGCGTCAATTGCGTAACCAATTGCCCGAAAGACTGTTGAAGCGTGTTGATGATTGGCTGCAATGCCTGAAAAACAGTCGTTAGAACAGATTGTACCGATGTCCATGCCGTCTTTAAGGCCTGGCTTACATTTTGGTTTGTTTGTTGCATGCGATACAAGGCGCCGGCAACACTCAAAATAGCACCGACAGCCACACCGATTGGCCCTGACACTCCGAGGAATGCAAGTCCGATCGCCGCGACAAACGGAGCAACAAGAGAAACCATTCCTTTAAAGCTGGATAGACCGACTTTCAACTGCTCCATGAATCCTTTTACGATGCCGTTTAGACCGTCTGAGAGTCCTTTACCGAAGAAGTCCGAGACTGTCTTTCCGGCATTATGAATGAAGCCTGACACGGTTTTCACAGCCGTTTTATAGGCCGACTCAATTCCAGCCACCAACTGTGGATGCGATTCACCGAGACGATCCCATAATTTCAAGGATTCAGACTGCATTTTATGAATGGCTGCCACGGCCACGCTTTGAGCATCCTTGAATCCTTTCATGAATGCAGGCTTCAGACCCTCAGCTTCTTTGATCATGGTATGGAATGCACCGACAACCGCCGATTTCCCCATGTCAGCAAAGCGTTTCATCGCGTCTGTTGCTGGCTTGAACCTCTCCTGCAGCTTATCGAAATTCTTGTACAGCAAATAAATGCCGGTTACAAGGAGAACGATTGCCCCAGCTACGACATACACCGTGCCCGACATTGCTGCCAAACCGGTTACAACTGGACCAATGAACATCCACAAACTGCTGAGAGCTCCAAGGAACCCATTAACTAACCCTACCCCTATCGCTAGTGGCGATAAAAGTAGGGTTAAAACAGGGATGAGAAGCATAAATCCTTGGATCATTTTCGAGAGTACAGGGTGCGCCTCATTAAACTGAATGATCAGCTTCGCAACGGCCGTAATGCCCTTGTATATCGCCATTGCAAACGCCGCAAACACTTCAATTGCTGGCTGAATGGCTTTCAGTAGTGTACTGCACATCTCTTCCCATGCCTTTGAATAGCCGGGAACTGTTTGTGTTGCTGCTTTATGAAGCCCTTGGAACATGAAAAAGTTTGTAAAAGCCGCGCCCAGTGCCACCATTTGAAAACGCATATAACCCTGAGTGATCATCATTGTCATATCGTTAAGCTCTTTCATGTTGGCAGTAGGCCCGAGCATTTTCAGAGCCAAATGCGCAGCAGTACCCTGTTTCGCCATGTTCTCAAGCGTATTCGATACGGCAAGCCCCGCTTTATTAACTTGATATAACGGGTTTCCCATTCGGTCATAGTTCGCCGCGATCTTCTCAGATTGAGTGGACCGGGCCATCAATGTCCCTACAGTCTGCAGCATGCTCATGCGCATCATTTTGTTGTTTTTCATCATGTTGTCTGTGACTTGCTTGTGAGCACGTCCCAGCCTGTACACTTCATCCATAAATTGCTGATTGGTGCCAGACCAGCTGTCCATCTGGTTCCCTAACTGAAAGAAACCGTACTGGGCTCTGATCATTTCATTCCGGAAACCGTTCATACCGTATCTTTCTTCATTCCAAGCTCGACGCATTTCATTGAGCATTTGTATCGTATCGGCTTCCAGTCCACGAGTTGAGCCGCGCAAGAAGTCCATTTCCCGACTATACTGCCGGATTCCCCTATAATCTGGGGCCGGGACAGACACCGCAGCCACGTTATTCTGAACGCTTTGCGTGTTCTGCTGTGTAACGTTTGCTGCAGGCGTACCAATACGGTTCATATTGACGGTATTCATATTCTGCCGGAGTCTATTAATCGACTCATTGGCGTTTGTTATAGACGTTTGATCAACATTGATATTAACCTCAGATGGGAGGCTTTGAATAAGTCTACTTGTCTCTTGCACCTGGGTGTTAAGCTGCCCTAAATGGGATGTAACCAAGTCTATTTGCGGGCCCAACCGCTCTATCGTTTGGCTGGCAGTTTGGAGTGAAGAGTTATCCAGAATCATACTCATGTGGATGTCTCTAAAATTCCGCTGTTGTCTTTGAACCTGAGCCATCCGTGTACGCATCTGTGAAAAACCGCCACCAGCATTGCCGACATGATCAACGAGCCTATCTATTTGCTGATTTGCTCTTTCTAAAGGGGAGGTATCAACGTTCAATTCAACGTCAATATGCGTACTTCTTAATGCGTCTGACAACGTTCATACCTCCTCATTTCCTTTTGTTCCTTTTGTTTTCTTCTTCAATATGGATGTCGAGGGCTGCATTTGCTTCTAGCAGTGTATCAACATCCATCGTCACGACCTCTGAGAAGGAAAACTTCCCAGACATCACGAGCCTATACATAGGCCAGTTATCACGCGCCTTCTTTTTGTAATACGGCTTTGGTTTCGATGGTTTCGTCGTCAAGAAAGGATTGAACCTCTCTCATTAGTTCGTTAAATCCTCTATGTTCATCGAAATAGTCATAACTAACTTTTGGATTAACAACGACTTCACTCATGTACAATTCATATAAACGAGCTGTATTTGGTTTTCCTGTGTTGATATTGACTGCTTCATCCTGTAATTCAACCATGCGTCTTGTTCCTGGGTGTTGAAGAGTGTACTCAGTTCCTTGGATAGTTACTTTCTTTTGTTTACCGAATTTTGACATAGGTTTTCCCTCCGCTTGTTTAGTTTGCATATATTGAAAAGCAGCCCTATTGGACTGCTTCTTTGCGTTTGATTTCTTCTTTTTTGCCATAGCTTAATTACTGTTCCAATACTGTATAGTCAAAGACTTGAATCTCGAACTCACGATCTCCAATCTCGTCACTGAATTCAGCGTCAGCAGGCTTTTTGACCATCGCTTCTGTTCCGCCGATTTTTTCCTGTCCGCCTGTAACCCAGATAGGGAAACGCTGGGCCGTGTTTGCCATTTTATTCAGGTATGGTACAAATGGCGATCCCATGGAAAGAGTCAGTGTAATTGTTCCGAGTGGGTTGTTTTTCGTTGCAACACTGACATCTCCCTTGGCGCTGACTTTAGTCGAGAACTTTTCTTCGTCTTTTGCACAAGAAACCATTGTGCCCTCGGAATAACCGGTTACGATTTTCCCGTCAATGTTCGTGTTGACTTCGTTTGCATCATAAACATACATGCTTTATATCCTCCTTAAATTGAGATTTCACCAGTGATTTCAGCAGAATGAACCGCGCCAGCCAGCTCAAAAGTAAATGACAGGCCGTCGTACACACGATTTTTTCTGTTTTCATCTGTGATTTGATCACGGGTTTTAGTGCTGATTGAATACACCGGCTGCCCGTCTGCATCTTCGGCAACGATGCCATTTGCAAAGGCTGTTTGCAGAACGTTTGTGACCTGTACACTCAGCAATGAAAAACCAGCATTCGAGAACGGGATTTTGCCGTTGTTTGAGAATGCTGATTGTATTGAGGTTTCAATATTCAATTTCACCCAATCTTTGCCGTGCAGCACGTCGATATATTCCCCGGATGCAGTAATGCCCTCGGATGTCTCGTTGTGGCCCGCTTTGGTTACATAAGCAATAGCCCCTTCTGTATGCAGCTTTTTCAACTCGTCTGCCTTAATATCTTGAGGCGTGATACCTACGATATTTTTAAACTTCCAAGTTACTGAACCCACTGTATGAGAAGCAACCGAACCAACAAGGCCAGCGTCTGGATGCTCGTCATTTAACGGGTGATAGAAAACGATTGTACGGTCCTTACCTTTGTAAGAAGCAACTTCTTCACGGTCAGTTACCTGTAAGACTACAAATTTATATGATTTCTCTTCCATCGCTTTTGCCGCTTCCATTCGTTCGTCTGCTGTAGCATCAGCAAGGATCAAGAAGTGCCAGTCCTTGTCGAAATACTCGTCAAACGCATTCCGAATGGAGAATGTTGCTTGTATAGTCGCTCCTTCTTCTGGCGTTTCTGTGCTGCCGCCGCCATAGGTACCAATGGCAACCTTTGACGGTGCATTGTCGCCCTGGGCAAAGATAGCCGCAGCCTTTTTATATGCTGCTGTGGTTTCCGGATAGTCTGCCTTGATAGCTTCTAATGAGCCATATTCTTTATATGTGTTGTGGCCGTCTACCTTCGCAAGAATCAGAGGTGTTCCCAATCCTTTAAGGCTGGACGGTTTCACTAAGTCAATTTTGACTGTAACGTCACTAAGTGGCATATGAATTACCCTCCTGTATTTTCAATTCGTACAGAGTCGAAAACCTCTGCATTTGCTTCTCCATGAGTGACACGCGTTCTAAAGCGCGTATCAAAGCCATGACGGCGTTCTGTGTCAATCGTGATAAATGTATCTCGATTACCGAAACCGTCGTTCCTGACCCATGCCAGCCCATTATCATGAAGCTTTTGACGTGCTTCAGCTGTTTTGAAGTACGCCGCTGTTTGTTGAGCAAGAGAAATGGCCTCAATATGGCTGTTTGAAACCCATGTAAAAGAGAAAACAAGCTCGATGTCTTCCGTTAACACTCCCTGTTCTTCAATGCCTCTATGTTGGGGCAAATACGGGGATGTCACGGTATACGTACAAAAAGGATAGACAGGTTGTTTCCCTGTACCATTTGCAACGATAACGACATGGCCTGTTTTCTCTCTAATCAGTCCCAAGACTGTTTGTATTATGCTGTTGTAGTCCATCTGAATTGATCACCGCCTTTAAGATATAGCTGTTGAAATCGGCATACGTCCCATAAGGCGTCATCGCTTCAACATCAAAGGTGGCACCATCAAAAATCACCTGAGCTTTCAGAGGAATTTCATTCTTGATAAATAGCTGCCTGTCCATAGATGTAAGCCGGCCGCCAGATTGATAGATCAGTTGTGACTGTAAAGGTACTATTGCCCCTCTTTCATCTGACTTCGTCGGTTTCGGTGGCACCCATTCGCCGAGATCATCATATGAACCCTCTTCAGATGGAATAAGCAATGTAAAATCAACGCTGTACCGCTTAATCAGATCAGAAAATATGAAATGATTCCCCATCAGCTTTCAACCTCATAATCCATAGAGCCAATCATTTCCCCGGTATCAACCAATGGATTTGAAGAGCCTTTTTCCTCGGTTGTAAATGGATGGTTTGCCGGGTTCCGCAAATCTCGGGCATACACTTGAAGCCGCCCTTTCGCAAGCAGGCCGACTGTTTCCATGATGTCATTCATCGAATCGCCATTCTCTAACGCTCTATTGACCAGATCCTCTACCTTTTGAACGATCTCTTCCTCGTTCTCGTCCCATCCAGCACGGATGAAAGAACGCTCCGGAATGTTGATATATTGAGTTTCTTTCTTGAGGTACAGCCCTTTTGCAGCAAGGTAGTTCCGCATGCGATCAGTTACAGCAATACGGCAGCCGAATTCGTGAACAGCCGCGATCATTTGCCGCTCACTGTCCAGGATTCCGACTTTCACCTTACCGACGGAACCGAGGTTTCTTATGACTTCTGGAATACGGTTGCTATCTCGTACCCGAATGTTTCTACGTGCCATTTGATCACCTCAGTGGTTTAAAACGAATTTTTTTGTATGGCCGGAAAAAATCAATTGCAGGCTTATACCTTACGTCATCCGCAGTGTATGTCTTGCTCATTCCGCCAATTGATTCAGACTGAACACCTTTCGGGCTGTCCCGATCAATTTCAATCATGAGAGCAATTCCTTTCTTCACAGGGCCTGGTAGTGATTCAACCCCATTTGGACCGACAAAAGAGTTATTGCACTCCTCCTTAACGAAAGAAATCGCGTCTGCAAGGTCTATTTGTAGCTTTGCATCCTGGGATGTGTCATCAGCTGGAATCCCTAACCTGACTTTTAATTCTGCCAAGTCCATTTCTCTCATTCCTTTCAAAGAACCGGTTCATATGTCGCAAAGCATCGGCAATTAATATCATTTGATGGATCACCGCTTTGCCCCGGCGCTTCTGCTGTTACATTAACACCATTTTTATTGATGCCAAGATCAAACAACTGATTGACCATGCGTTCCTGTCCTTCTAAATGAACATGATCCGCATGTTTTGTCTCACGGACTCTTTCATCGCCAACGTTGTGCCAGGTCTTTTTCATGTTGATGCTCCGTGACTGAGCTTTTTTAGCAGCGTCGAGCGTTGCCTTTTCTCTTGTGCGATGCATTTCTGTATTGGTAATGCGCTTTGATCGGTTGTAACTCAGGCCGACATCCGTCTGCAGCTCCTTCGCTATCTGAGCAAAGCGTTTCCGCTCAATAAAGCCGCGTTCGATTGTCTTATTTATCTGCTGTATTGTCTTTTTACGATCAGTTTCTATGGCTTTGTCCATTTGTTTACTTTTAATAGCCCGCTGAACGTCTCCAGGAGCCCATTCAGCAGGCAAATTCGTCTGATAAAGTGTTGCTTTTGGCCGCGTAAGTTTGATCCCTAACGCAGCCAGAACGCCAAGTATCAGCCAGCTGTAAGATGATTCGTAGGTTTCTTCGAGAAATTCTATAATCATAGCTTTGACCTTTGCTGACAGATCACTAATCAACACTGTGATTTCCCGCTTTATACGGTTTAGATCACCGTGTCTATTAGCGTCAGCAAGTGTGGGCTCTTCGGTTTGATCAAGTTTGACGAATAACGCAGTCAGCTTTGACAGCACATCTTTTGAAGCACGCTGAAAAAGCCGCTTGAGTTTCCGTAAGAATTCCTTGGTTTTACGGTTCAACGGCTTCAAAAGCTCTTTTTCAGTTTGTTCTTTATCCACCGCTTACCCTCCTACTCGTCAGCTTCTGCTTCTTTACCTACAGATTTTTTACTGTTCTTCTCGGCTTTTTTAATGGGAGACTGCACTTTTTTAAATTTATCTTCCTTCAAAAGCTTATTGCCATGCTCTTCACCCACAAACCAAGTAGAATCAGTTTCAGTATTTTGAATCCACATAAAAAAATCCCTCCTTATTTCGGACGGGCTGCACTCAGAACGGCCAGCGCTTCCGGTCTAGTTACCTTTGCACCATACAGATGAAGTCCTTTAACTGCATCAGCAAAACGTTTTTCAGGACGGTAAGCCTCAACTTGAGCCGCTTGATCCGCATAAGACCATGCAATATTATGACCAGCAATAATCTTATGATTTTCTGTTCCACCTTCCGGAGTGGATACTGGCGCGTTATTTGACTTTAGAATCAAGAATCCTGCAGCTTGTCCTACTACACCGTTCATCAAACGATCTTCGGAAGACATGTTGCCAGCTTTAACAAAACGATCATCTTTCAGCATTAAACCTTCATACCATGGTGGAACAACAGCCCATCGCCCTTGTTCCGGGACATCCGCCTCATCCAGTTTCACTGACAAATCAACAAGATACTCGTAAGCATCATTCTTTGTCGGCGAAACAACATTTGTGTCACTCCCGATCGTATGGGCTGCGTTTACATATTGAGAAGCAATAAATGAATCAGCTTTATTTTTAAGTGCGTATGCTGCCTCTTTCATAGCTTCATCCATTAATTTGGGATTTTGTTGGATCTTGTCCACATCATCAATCTGGAAATTGAAATATTTCATTTCAGTAATGACGAGTTTGCGTGATTGATCATCCAGTGTTTGTGGACTATCCATATCAGCATTTTTTGTGTAGTCTCCCACACTTACTCGACCGATATTGTTAATTGTTACAGAATCACCAAGGTTTTTGATTTCCCCTTCATAATCTCTATTGATTACGCCCGGCTGTCCATAAACCAGGTTCTTTTGTAAGTTATAAAGTAGCCTTGCACTCCAGAGTGTAGGAATAAAATTGTTTAGTGCCATGTTTTTTCATCCTCCTATTTTCCTTTGTAATACTCCTGAATTCGATCCCAGTTTTTATTGATTTCATCAGGTGTCATTTTTTCAATTGCCTCATGTGTTAACGGTGTTGGGGCGCCGCCTGAGGGTGGTGGTGTTGATCCCACTTGCTTGAATTGTTCATTTACGATGTTTTGCTGAAATGTTTTGAATGCTTCTGACAACACACCAAGATTTTGTTCAGTTGCCGCTTCGTCTTGTCCAATAAAGAAGTCCACTAAATTGGTTGGCAATCCTTTTTCAGTAGCAACTGACAAAGCTTTATTTCTCAATGTTTCTCGCACTTTCTCCTGCTCTAAGCTTTGAAACTTGTCTTGTAGCTCACGCAATTGTCTTTGCTCTTCTGTTTCAGGTGGGAACCTTTTTGCAATCTCTTCTTCTAGTTTCTTCGGCAGAGTCTTTGATTCATAAGTCTTAATAGCATCTGTAACCCTGCTGTCTGAAAATGATTGCAGCCATTTTTTCCCCTGTTCGTTGTTTTCAACAAAATTACGAACAGCATCTAATGTGATTTCACTGCCGCCAGGTTGAGCTGTAGGTGATGGATTGATTCCTGCGCCACTGGTATCCTGGTTTTCTGCTGGATTTGCAGCAGCACCCTCTTCTCCGCCTTCAGCGAAAAACTGCATATTTTTTAAGTGAAGTGGTAATCTTTCATTACCAAAAAACTTCAATGACTGTGCATTTAATCGTTTCATTCTATATAGCCTCCTTGCCCTTATCAGTTGCCTCAGCCCCTAATAAGTACAAAAGTATTTCGGTTGCTCTTTAACGCCTACAACGCGAAAAAAAGGCATAAAAAAAGCCCCTCAAGAAGTGAGTTGCTGTATTTTATATATTTTATTTTTGTAATCCGTAATCTTCGTGTTGTTCCTGTTCTTTAATATAAGTTTCCCTCGAGATCATAGGCATCTCGTTCCGCTGCCATTCTTTCAAGCTCAAAACGCACATCATCAACGAAGGATAATAGAGCCAGTCGTGTTTCTTCACTCACTTGTCCTTTGAGTTGCGCAGACGCTTGAGCCTCTTCAAGAATATTTACAGGTAAGTTTCTTTTGAATTGAAACCAAAGTTTCAAATAACCATCTTTGTCTGCGAGGATCTTCTTGTCCCATGCTGAGCAAAGAATTTTATACTGATACCGGAATGCTGCTGTCATTTTGCGTTCCATTGTAATTGCTTTATGCTCTAAGGCCATAAGTTTGTAACGCATAGCAACACCCGTTATAGTTCCACCAAATGAGCCATCTGAGAAATTGACCGTCTTTGCGAAACGGAGAATGTTTTCTTCCAACCGGTTCAAATGATTTTCAATCATAGTATCGTTGATTTCCTTGGTTAGAAATTTCACATCGCCATTTTCGTCAAATACTTCAAAAACACCGCTTTTTTTCAGATTCTCCATATCTTCCTCATCCAGTGAAGCCCCTTTTACAATCAGATAAGCAAGACGAAACTGCTCAATCTCATTAGAAGCATCAGAAAGAGTTCGATCATATGCATCAATTAGAGAAATGACCTTTTCTGTGTCGCCTTTCAGTTCTTTGTTATTAGGCACACCAAACAAAGGGCAGCCGTCAAACATGTGCGGTTTTCGTTCGATCAATTGATAAAGCTCTTTATCTGACGACTTGAAAGAATAAATGTACGTAGCATCGTAGAAATCGGCCCGATATGATGTTACTTTCGTTTCACCGGACCACTCAAACACTTGATAATAACGCAAACCAAATGTCGGCTCTGTAATGTCGTCAGGAGCAAGAATAATAGCTTCCCAGGGATCAACATTGCGCAGCCGCTCATTACCTTCCTCATCGACATAAAGTAACCGGGCACCGTATCCACATATAGAGGCTGTTTTCCCTAATTCTGAATCAGAGTCCTCAATATTATTTCTTGTATTGAATGTACTGACCATTTTCTTGAGAGCTTCATCTTCGGTTTCATATGTGATCGGATGACCGAACATGTACCCTGTTTTTGTATCTATGATTTCGGAATCAAAAGAGTTGTTCAGTTTATTATTGACCTTATCATCGATCCGCTTCACTGCTTCATTACCGATACCCTCATAGTCAATTAACTTTCTTGTAAGAATAGGAACACCAGAGGGATCAGCCTTGTATCGTGCATACAGCTTGATCATTTTGTCTCTAATGGGTCGATGCTCTTCAATCATCAGCTTAATGATATTTCCATTGATACCATTCTGCTGAATAAGATTTATGAATTCTTTCATGGCTTCACCTCCTACAATCGCACACGCTTTTTGATTGGCTCCATGCTATAACGGAGCGCATCAATGAAATGGTTATATTCATCGACAGGCTTATTGATAAGCTTGCCGTCTTTGTTTTTGTCCCACACATAATTACTAAATTCCATTGCAGCATTCGAACATTTCGGATGAATAAAGATGGTGAACTGTTGCAAGAACTGGATACCTGCCTTAATGCTGTCAGGCCCCTTCGCAGCTGGTTTTACTTTCTTTAAGCCGTATTTACGTAGTTCTGCAATACTCTTTTGTTCAGCTGAATCGGCGATGATCAATTCTTTCCTATAGCCCATATCAGTGATGATTTCTGCTATCTCGTTATTTAAGAGCCCGGGCTTATACATTTCATCGAAAATATAAAGCTCCCGGTTTTTAATATCCACCAACGAACAAGCCAGGGCAGAAGGATCGGTTGTAAATCCAAAGTCCAAACCGAAAGCCGATTTGACCCCTTCACGCTTGGCTATTTCAAAACGATCAAAGGCAAATTCACGCCAGTTAGTAAAGATGGCACCTTCCGCAATACCCCATTCGCCCAAACCTTCAATTTTGTAACGCCGTAGATTGTTCTTTTTCATCCAGTCAAATAGCTGCCTGTCATCATCACCTAGAAATTCATTGCATTTGTAATTCGTAGTGAGAGCCAGAATATTGTTATCTTGGACATCAAAAAAACGCCGCTTCAACCAGTGTTTTTCATTCCACGGGTTAAATGACAGCGTTATTTGCTTAAAATATCCGGGTGGCAATTCACCCCGAATACTCATATCAACTTTGTTAAAATCATCTTCGTTTAAAATCTGATATGCTTCCTCAAACCAAGCCCAACAGAGATACCCAACATCAACTGTAATTGACGTTACACTCATTGGATCATCTAAACCACGGAACAAAATCTTCTGTCCTGTCGGCTTGTATCGGATCTCTAACGGGCTTTTAGTCCATTCCCATAGGTGTTCAACTTTAAGGCGTCTAATTGCCCATTTAAGCTGCGCATACGTTGAATCTTTGTGATCTTTGAAAACCTTCCTCACAACAAGCGTATTTGCTTGAGGGAATTGCATCATGCGGTAAATAATGTTCAGTGCAGTTGTGGTGGATTTTTTAGAACCACGGCCGCCCTTTACCACACGATAACGACCTTCATAATTCCAGAAGGTTTTATAACCGCCGCCTACAATCTCTTTTAAACTGACGCGTACAGTATTAATCATCTAAATCATTCACAATCTCAACTTTTATATCAACGCCACCATTTTTAACAACTGCTCTTGTTTTCTCGATATTCAAGCGCATCTGCTCCAATTTAAGGCGCCGCTCGTCTTCTTCATGCGCCAGCTGGTCAAACTGCTTGATCAAACCCCTTAGCTCCCCCATTGCCCGAGATTGGGCGTTCAGGAAGGTTGCATGGCGATCCCAAGCAAATTGTATTTCAAGCTCTTCTTCAGCAATAGACTTTTCAAAATACTCGTTGCCATCTTCGTCCTCTTGAGGTTGATAAACGTATTTCGCCTTTTTCAGCTCTTTCGCAAGATCATCTTTATCCTGCACGAACATAATGCGCTGCGCCCGGATAATGGCTGCATATTGAATCTGTATCTGATCCCATATCATATCAGCAGGCGAACGTTCCTGAATCTCTTCCATGATTTCAAGCATCTCTTCTGGCAGGAATTTAGAGAAAAAGCCGTGAGTCACAGCGTTTTGATTGCCCGCCGGAGCCGCACCGCCTTTGTTTCCTATTGCGTTTTTGTTACCGGGCTGCCCGCCTTTTTTTGTGTGCACACTTTTTGAAATGGGTGCACCCTTTTTTCTTTCCCAACCGTGCCGCTGCTTCCACGATTTAATGGTGTTCACTGACACCCCGTATTTCTCGGCAAGGTCCTTGTATTTCATGCCTTTGACGTAATCCTTATACGCCTGAATGTGCTTTTCGGGCATCTACATTCACCGCCGCCCCCTTCTGATTCGTGTTTGTTTTGGAACTTAATTTTTGTCCTTCGCCGCATACACGACACTCGATATACAGAAGAACGTAAGTGCTATAAACCATGAGGTTTCCAACGGATGTGCATAAATTGTCTCCATGCTGTTCCTCCTTCATATTCTCTCTAAACCAAGCCCAAACTCAGAGGCTGTCAGCCGCCAATAGTCTGATCTGAGATTCACTGGACCCGGTTTACAGAGAACATAAAAAAGAGCCATATAATTCAATGGCTCTTTCGTCTATTCTTTAATTTCAATATCTGTAATTTGCTTTGGGTTAATAAGAATAGAATCACCAAGATCAATCAAGCGATTTTTCAAAACTCGTTCGCCTTCCAATTCATCATGGAAATAGTCTATAAGATTTTCTACGTCTTTCATATCTTCGTAGGAAACTTCAAAAGATTTTTTACTACTCATTGATATAAGCACTTTCATAAATTTCACCTCCCACCTAATTATCGGATAAGGAGTGTGACAAGCAAACCATTTGCAAAATTTGTCGAACGAAAGCACCCTTCATAAATAGGTGGCAGTCGTAAGACAAAAAAAGCACCCCGCAGGATGCTTAAGTTATACTCCGTTTTTTATTCAATAAATTGTTCTGCCGCATTGAACAGAGGCATTGCAATGTGTAATAATCCGTGCTCGCCAACATTTTTATATACGACACAGTTTCCGTCACGCGTTAATAAAACCTTAGTAGGCTCATCCTCTAGATCTCCTAACGGAAGGTCAATTCGAAGCGCCGAGATTTCTCCACCACTCGTTTCATAACGATCCCAATCATCGCTCTCAGTAACAGCTCCACCACCTAAATAAGCCACCTCAACATTTGTAACTGCCATTCCTCTAAACCATCCACCTTTTATATTGCCTTCTTCCGAGTCTTCTAAGTAGCTTTTAAAGTCTAATAAATTTAATTTTATGTTTTCGGCAATAAGTTGATTATCAGGTTTTCTAAATCTTCTAAGTCTCCGTAATGCTTGAGCAGAAACTTCTCTTCTGGTACCAGAGGTATATAAGTATTTCTCCTCTTTAACAAAACAAGGAAATTCTTCCGATGAGGCAGTAGCAACAATATTATGAATTGAGCCATCTTCAAGAATACCCTGCCCTTCAAAAACCCCTCCAACCTCATGTGTGATTTTTAATTTTTTTAGATCGCTATCATATTCACTTTGCCCAATATGTTGAACCTTTGTTTTAAATGATACAGCATTAATTCCTGAGTTTACTTCCTCTGATTCTACAGGATAACTTTCAGGAATCGTTGTTATTTTGTGCATTTTGATAGACTGAGCCAAGATTGCATTCCCCCTAATTTTTGGTTATGACAATCTTAATATCGCACTTTTCACTAAATCCTTTAGTTCTTCTCTCCTTTTAGTTACAAATTTTATACTTTTTTGCGTGACAAATTCACTATACCGGGTATTATTACTTCGGATTTCAAAAGCCGTAATTTCATCAGATTCATACTCATTAATAAAAATCTTTTTCATATAATCTTTCCCTACTTTTTCAGGCTCTATTGTGAATGTGTATTTTTCAGATGATGGAGCGTATTTTTTACATAGTAAGTAATAAAACTCTAGGAGTATCCCTTCAATAGCTTTATTGCTGTCCTTATAACGTAGTGAAGCAATTGTAGTTATTTTCAATGTTCTTACTTCATCATCTTCATCATCAATATCATCTAAGTCTGTTAGGGCGAATTCCATGTCGACTACATAGTTCTTAATTGTTAATATTAAATTCCTGTTCTTACTATAAGACACTCGTACATCTTTTTTATCATGGTTCTCTTTGTTATTTTTAAGTGCAGTTAATAGAAGTTCCAAGATCGCCTCTTCTTCAGCTACTAACGTCGAATTTAAGTTATCACGTTTTATTACAAAATCTGCTTGAGCTTCCCATTTAAACATAGAGAAACCAATAAAATATTTGATCTTGCGGAGAAATTTTTTTATCGGCTTTGAATTAGTTAATATTGTTGTAAAAAAGGCTATAATAAGACCTATACCAGCTGGAGTTATAATAAAACGCCACTTATTAATGGTGAATTGGAAAATCATCGCGATTATATAAAGTATGGTTAGATAAATCCATTTGTTGTCTGCGAACCATTTTTTCAAGTCCACATTTACTCACCTCACAAAGAGTCAAAAGTTTTTCTGAGCAATATCATTTTAATCTAAAAAAGACGTTAATAAAACAATGAATGTTGTAATTTTACAATCATTAGGAACCAACGTAAAGTTTGTAAGAAGTGCTTCTTTATATATAAGTGGCAAGCGTAAGACAAAAAAGCACCCCGCAGGATGCTTGCTTTTTCTCTAATTTTTTTCATTGTATTGATGATTTTTTGATATTCCTCTTTTGGGTCTCTCGGAGTTTATGGAAAGAGTGTCTCCACTTTTGAAGATATAATGCTGACTGTTTCTGCGATAATGCACCATCCAATACTGCGACTAATAATATAATGACATTTATTCATCTAAAAAGATGCGACATATGTTCAATAAATTTTAATACAGATTCCCTTATATCAACTAGTTTCTGACCTACATCCTCTAATAAATCCGTTGTGCTATATGCTTCAAAAAAGAAATTTTCCGCTTGTTTTTGTTCAATATACTGGTATGGCAAATAACCATATCCATCATCTCCCCACCATCTATTGTTAGTTTCATCATACCAAGAGTTTTTAAATTTAAAATATTGAGTATCGTCATCATACCCAACAGCACAAACAGCATGTCCGCCTTTAAATTTACTTTCACCTGGTAATGGAATTTTTCCAGTTAAACTAACGTCTTGAGTAAACCAGTTTTCATACATACTGGTTAGCATTACAAAAGGACCGTTATACAAAAGACTTCTCTTCATTATTTCAACATTATCTAAAAGTGCATAAGCTGTAACTTTATAGTTACTTGCATTTTCATCTGCATTTTGAATAGGTGTACCTGGTTGGCATGGTATATATGGCCAGTAATTCTCTTCGCATACCCCTTGTTTTAAAAGAATATCTAGCGCAATTCTTAAATATGTCCTTTCTTCTGGGCAAGGAACTGGAGGCAAATTATCTATTTCTTTACACTTTTGATATAAATACCGAGGAGATAGCTGAGTATATTTATTTTTTTCTTTTTGTTCCTGCCATTCTTTCATAGCTACACATGCGAAAGCAACACAAGTTCCCTCATCTCCTTGACTTCTTAATGGAGTTATATTCTCTACTACAAACTTTTTAGGTATTTTAAATTCAGGTAAAACTGAAGACATTAGAATATCTCTTCTGTCAATGGGAGAAGGACTTGCTCCACCTATAAAGTGAACCTTATTTTCTGACATGATGATTTCCTCCTTTTCTTAAAAATGTTTGTATTTTCGAGTAGTTTTATTCAAGAATAGAAATTAACTTTTTAATTGTTTATACAAAAAGAGGGTAGTACATATATGTACTACCCTTTCTTTCTAAGCTTTTGGAATTCCAATATATCCTCTTTTATAAAAAGCCTGTCCCTCGGCATTTCTTTAACTGGTTCAAGTTGACCGGTTTTAATTAGCTGATTGAGATATTGACGCGTAAAGCCCAATATTTCAATCGCTTCACTTGTATTAACAATCTCCTCATTCAAAAACTTTTTAATTGCATCACGCTCTTTTAAACTGTACACCAAGCATCACCCTCTTTTTTTTCGATATTTTTGATAAAGAGAAATTGTCTTTTCCACAATTGAAACAGTAAACAAAACAATTATGCATATATCTAAAGTTGTCTTTAACGGACTGGCTGCGACATGCTGCCGAACAAATAACATGTATCCCAAAGCAAGAAGGACAAAAATATCAGTTGACGTTCTGAGTTTTTCCATTTGTTGAAAGTGGCTGTATTAATTTTTCATTATTTTTTGTTTCTGTTATAATTTTACCGAGGGAGAAGCTCCACCTTCTCCCCCGGCTCAAAATCATCTACGCTTTCTTGGTCGACGGCGTCTTTTGATTTTGGGCTTTTTTGTTTCAAACTTTTCTCTGATGATAAGAGCCTTTTCAAAGATAGTGAGTGCTGTAAGTATGATGCCCAGTATCACTGCAATTTTAGCCACTTTCGTTCCCCCCTTTCTATACTTTAATTATATACGATTACTTTACTCACGTCAAGTTATTTTAGAGAATTATTTTCCTGTTTTCTCATAAAAAACAACCTATTCATGCTAAACAGAATAGGCTGTGTTCTGCTCTATTTTTCATTTTCAAACGGGAACGCTCAATGTTTTTCTGCACTGTTCCTTTTTTAATGTCCAGCAGCTGGGCGATCTCTTCGAAAGACATGTTTTGTACAGTATGCATGATGAAAATGTCCTTCTCTCTTTCAGTAAGGACAGAAAGGGCATCAGCAATTCTTTCTTTGTCCCACTCGCTTACCTCTCCTTCTGGTTCCTGATTGATCGCATACTCTTCTGGCATTGCATCAATGATACGAGGATCAGCAAGAATCGTTCTTTGGTAAACGTCCCTTCTGTCAGCTCCCCGGCGTGCTCCTGGTTGTCTACCGTTCTGCAGCCATTCGAGAGTGAATTCAATATCGCTGATCATACTGCCAATGATTTTCTTATCGTTCTTTTGTTCTGCTGTCATTTCATTTTCTGGTGTTTCCGAGAATGCCCGGTACATCTTTCTCGCTTCTTTTAACGCTCTTTTGTATTCAATGATTAAATCCTGCATGTTTATCCTCCTCTTATTTACGCTTAAAAGCGCCGCCTTTGCCGCGTCTAAGTGTTTGCATGTGTGTGTTCATCATTGATTGCCAGAAACGATCTGAGCGCTCCTGTTGCTTCTGTGATGGTTTCTTTTTGGACTGTTTCATGTATCATCACTCCCTTCACCGTTAGTAATCGCGATAGACATCCAGATAGTTGCGAAATAAAAAACGGACACCAACCAAAGCACAGATTTCTCTGTACAGTGATCAGTGTCCGCAGGCTTTCCGTCTTGGACTTAATTATCTTCTATTTTTAGTGTGATCGGTTCATTATATATATCTTCTATTTTTTTAAACATGGTTTTTTCACACCTTTTAGGATCGCTGTTATCTCCCAATAAAACGATTTCCTTGTTTATTGGATGTAATATAAACCAATCGTCATTATTTTCATCTGTTATATATACCACTTTTTTTGTTGACCCATTAATAAATTTTATAACAGGAATTGAAATGAAAGGGATAGCTGCACAAATTAAAAATAAAATTAATAACGCAAATATTTGCCATCGTAAATTCTCATACTCAGAAAAAAATATCAACAAAGCAGAATTGATATAAAAAGTGAATGAAGCGATCAAGTACAGCAAAAAAACTAATAATTTAATAATCTTATTAGACCTTGCTTTAAATAAAACATTCTTTGTGTTTCGAGTTTCGTTTGCTATTAATGAAAACATTATTATTAATGCTATAAATATAAGGGAAACATCATTTCTTACTTCACTATAAGTCCAACCAAAACTGTTATTAAAAGATATAGATATACACATGAATAAGATCCCAAAATATAATCCATAAGCAAAGTATTTACAAACAGCTACGAAAAACAACCGTTCTTTTGAAAACAATTTCTTCTCAACAACATTCGAAGAAAATAGAGTAATGGGGTTTAAAATCCTAATCAGATACAAAGCGATACCTACTAACGAAATAACGTAGCTAGGCGCTTCAAAATAACTTAATAATTCACTTAAATTTTTTTCCATTTCAATCTTCCCACTTCCATACTTCAATATTTTCCTATTCATCCTATTTTATCAACTTTTAATCTCCTCCTCAACGCCCATGCTGCAACCGCATTTAGGGCAGTAGGCATCTGGGCGAATTTTTATATCTAATTCGTTGTGACCACATTCAGGGCAGCTGTATTCGATCATGGCCGTATCTCTAAGCTGAATAAAGATTGCTGAAAGTAACTTTGTTCAGCAGCAACCGGATTCACCCATAAAACCTCTTCACGTTTGGCTCCCGCTTCGGCCGATACTTGTCGCACTTCTCTTTTCCAATGTTTGAGCCGTTCATCATAAACTGGATGAGCATAGCCTGAGAGAAGAACAGGACCAGGGTGTTTGTCCAATGTTTCAAGTAACTCAACATGATCATCAATTGTCATCTCATGCTTGTAATGCCGCTTTGTCCGCGTTTCGATGATATAGGGAGGATCAGCGTAAACAAGAACCTCTTTTCGTTTATACCTTTCAAGCAGTTGGACAGCTGGCTGCTGCTCAATCTGTGCCTCTTTTAGTCGCTTGGCTACTAACAATATCTTTGCCGGCAGTTTGCCCCATTCTTTAGCTGTGTCAGGCCCGTTACTGCTGATAAGGCTCCGCCAACCTGTCCGATCACTTGTTTTTGCTCCTATGGCCTGCCAGCAACGGATAAGGAATCGGCGGGCGTCCTCTAATTCATTGCCTGATTCAGAGTCATAGGAGCCGTAATACTCCTCTCTAGATAACGGCGTCCATTCGATCAATCTTGCAAGCTCTTCCGGATGGTCCCGAATCACTTTGAAAAGATTAACTACGCTACTATCCAGATCATTTATCGTTTCAATGGTCGAAGGTTGCTTATTAAAAAACAATGCTCCGGATCCAAAGAAAGGTTCAACGTATGTTTTATGCTCGGGCATATGGCTAATGATCCAATCTGTCATTGACCATTTACTGCCCGGGTAGTGTAAAATTCTCGGAAACCCCATGTTTTATCCCCCTATTCCCATCCGACTGCGATTGCAAAGAATAAAACCAAAACCATCGCTCCAATGAGCCAACCGTTTGTCTTATCACGCTTTGCAATGATAGTTTCATCACCGATCATTTTCAGATCATCTGACTTTGCCACGAGCACCGGTATGTAATCTGGATGCACTTTCAAATATTCCGCCGCCTGCTCAACTGTCATCGCTTCGTCTTTCGTGGATTTGACTGCCCGCTGAAGCTCAACTTGTAGAGGAATCATTCTGCATCACCCTCCATTCCTCTGCCTTCAAGAAGCTCTTGCGCATATCGGGAATACCTTTGAATTACTAACTCAGGCGCAGTTCTAACTGTTTTCATATTTACGAATTGATGAAAGGCTTTTCTAAACCTGTCGTTCTCTTTATTAAGCCGCTGAAGCTCTTCCTGAGCCTGCCGGAATTGATGAACCGTTACTTCCTGCTGGCGTTTGTTTTCCTCGATGATTTCCTGACGCTTTTCAGCCAGTTCAGCTTGTTCAATCAGAAAGTGCCAAGCTTTTTCTAAACCTTCCCCGCATTCGGCGTATTTCTTTAACCAACTCGTGAAAATGGTAATATCAAATTTTTTAACTTCCTGTAATTTATCCATGCCGTTCCTCCCCCGCAGGGGAAAGCCCCTGCTATTTGATTTTGAAACCTATTTCGTGATCGACTCGAGCAAAGCTGCCCTTTGCCGTTTGAATGATTGTTTTGCCATGCTCCGGGGCTTCCAAGACATGTGCGGTGCCCTGGCTCCCGTCTAAAACGATGATCTGTATTTTGCCCGGCTCAATTGCCTGTTCGATTGTTGTATCTTTGCTTAAATTAATTTCTCTTGGGTTGTACATTCTTAGCGCCCCCTGTGCTATGATAGAAGTACCAGTTCATATCAAAGCGCCGGGGCTCTGCTTCGGTGCTTTTTTGTGTGTTTAATAGTGATCCGGTTTCCATCCGGCCATTGTGAATGATGGCGATGGTTTCAATTCCTCCCGGTAAACGATCGGATGCTTTTTCACGTATTCCGCCAGCTGTTCCGGCGTCATCTTCCATTCTTCAACCGGTCCTGGCTTGTAAGGATTGATGCTTTGCTGTTCCATGGTATCTGCCTCCTGAATTGATTTTGGGTATTTCCGTGCCGCCGAGCTTCTTGCAATCAGAACCCATTCGGCTGGCGCATGCCTTAAACTGAGAGCAACGTGTCATACAGGCCATGAGCTTATCTTCTTCCTGCACCCACAACGGCCGATCGTCTGCGATTACCACGTTTAACAGTGGACTTTCCCGCCTTTCTTTTGAGTTTTTTCAGCTCGTCCAGCTCGATGAAGCCAAGTGACTTATCCAGAGCCAGCACCTTGAGTGGCGTATCGTAAAGCCGCTCATACAACTTGCGCTTTATGGCAAATTCCTTTGTTTCCACGCCCTTGATATCAATGACCTCGATGCTGCCGTCAAGGTTATGAACCTCAAAGTCTGCAATATATTCAATCTTCCGAAAAGTTTTGCCGTTCTTTTTGAATGCCTCTTGCAGCAGGAACCGTGGCTGTAGCTTAAAATCCTTTATCTGCTTGCTCACCTTGAGACATTTCAGCTGCTCATAGTATTTGGCTTCGGCCCGGCTGTCGAACGTGATGCCGTCTACCTGTGTTTTTCTGGCGCCGTACTTATTTGCTGGCATGCGATGCCTCCAAAAGCTCAGGATCTTCATAAATGTTGCCGATGACTTCCACATAACCGTTAAAAAGCAAATCGCCCAGACCATTTTCTATTTTTGAAACGTTCCAAAATCCCCATTTAGTTAACCATTCAACTTTTCCTATACCGGTATCAACTCCGCCTAACTCTTCCGCGCCGTTAGTGACTTTCACAATGTCCCCCTCATAAATCTCCCGGGCGTTCTTGTCCTTAAACCCGGTGTATTGCATATAAATGCCATTCTTTTGAGCAAAAATTTCATTTATATCACCAGCAAACTGCGGTGTTAACATACCAATATTTTCTCCATACCAAGCGCGAAACTTGATTTCCCTCATTCCCCTTACCTCCCGTCATTCTCTTCCCATTGCTGAATCTGCTTTTCTTTTGCTGGCGCCGTGATTATAATGGCCGGCAGCAGAATCACCGCTTTAAGCACTCCGCATCAGCTCCATTTGCCTGATCTTTTCCTCAAGGACCCGGATAGCCGGTGTGAGGTCCTTGCCGCCCTTTTGTTCAGCAGGCCCGAACATGTAAATGCCGCTGTTGCCGTTCGTATTCTCGTTCAATCCCAATCACCCAATCTATGATTTAATTCCATTCGGTTTCCCTGAATGATCACCGTGTAATACTTGCACATCTGGTAAATCCGTGACCCCAGCGCCTCGTCAACGTCCAGCAGATCGTCCGTTGTGAGCTCAGAAGAGATCAGCAGAGGTTTATGGTTCAGGTAACGATAATTCACAACTGACTGGATCTGTTCGACTTGCCATTCAGTTGCCCTTGGCTTCCCATCAACTGGCTTGAATAAGTCATCAATGAACAGCACATCTGCTTTTCTCATGGCATTCAGCTTTGTTTCCAGCTGGTCAAAGTCATTTTTCAGATCACTCATGCCCTCAACGTACGGGAAGTACAGGCAGTGAGTCGATTTCTTCTTAATGAGATTGTTCATGATGGCCGTTAACAGATGGGTTTTGCCGCTGCCCGGCTGTCCCAGCAGAGCAATGCTATTGGCACGCTCTCCCTTGATGTTTTCAAAGTCTTTGAAGTATTCGACCGCACATTCATAGGCATCTTTGATCATTTGAGGCTTGCCGTTTGTAATGAAATTCCTGAATAATAGCATTTCAAATTCCTCCGTAATGCCGCTGGCTGCCATGAGCCGCGCTATCTTTTTCCGTTTCACACATTCACATTGCTTGGAATAGGTGTCCTTCCATTCCCGGGCTTTATCCGGCGCACAAACCTTTCCTGAAAGAAATTCATCCTCCGGCACCATACTCTCAGGCACTAATAGATCCAGCTGTTTGTCTAAAGTCCATTTGGTATCCTTGTGAACTCGATAAATCACAACGCCACGATCCTTACACTCAGAGCATTCATACTCAACCTTTTCTTCTGATGCGGCCTGTTCTGTTTCCCAGGAACGCGATCTTGCTTGAAGACCCTTCATCATTGCTTGGAACGCTGTGTCTATACTGACTGCTTTGTTTATTGCCATACTGTTGTTTCTCCTTTCTCTTTTGGCTTAATGGGTTGGACAGGATCGCCTCAATGTAGTTCAAGCCAACGTTGCTGCCTTTATTTCTGAAAGCCTTTTTCATTGCCTCGATGACCTTCTCTTCGCCGTAATCATCCACCATGTAGCCGATTCTTTGCGCCTCAATGGAGCCGATAGAACGAGCGACCTTATTTTCGAATAGCTCAAAAGCGTTTTTCATTTTTGGATCAACCTCCTGCGTTTCTTGTGGTGCTGGTGCAAGTTCAGGAACAGGCTTTTCTGATGGTTCCTGCTCTGATATAGGAGTTTCAAATGAGATCAGCCTGTATTGCCCTGCCTTTCTCCCCTGCGGCTTATATTCGATTCTTTTAAGATCAATCAGCATCTTTCGGTGTTTGATCAACGTGTTTTCGGAAATCTCAATCTTTGCTTGCAAAGTGGTATTGGAAGTGGTGAACCACTCCCGCCACCCTGCCTTGTTGTTGATGTGCAAAAGATGAAACCATAATGCTTGAGTTGTAGCAGACAACGGATTCGTTTCTAGCCAATTCATGAAGCCGTTCATTTCTTTCAGGTAGTTCATGGCTCACCTACTTCCTTTCGCACAGTGCTGTCAAAGCTTTGAAGTCTATTTCAACTAATCTCAAATTAGGTTCATTTCTCTTGAGATAGTCAGTAACATATCGGGTGTACAAGTCTTTTCGCATATCACGTCGGACCGTCTTCACAAGCCAGACATAACAATGAGGGATAGAGACTTTGATCACTGCCCTCTCCATCAACTAACCAACTCCGAAAAATGTATGATGCTGTTCAGTTGATTAGTGGCACGGCAATACTTGCATTTTTCACACCGTAAGGGTTTCTCTCCGCCGTATTTAACCTGAATAATGCGCTCCATTCTCTTTTCAATTTCTTCGAGCTCCACTTCCATTCGGCCCTGGTCTATATTGATAACCGCTTTGTCCGGTGGGTCTTCTTTAGAAACTCCAACGATCAGAGGCTCAAGCCATTCGTTACGCCCAGTCATCCGTTTTTCAATTTCTGCGTAAAGCGCCATCTGAGCGATGTATCCGTATGCTTCAACGAAAGAGCAATATCCTATTTCCGGGTCCCAAACCCTTTCACGTAATGACCTTGCTGTTTTTAGATCGGAGAAACGGCCGCCAGCTGGGTTGTATACGTCCAGCTTTCCTTTCCACGGAACACCGAACAATTCAGCAGTTACGATGACTTCCTTTTCTCCTTGAAGAACAAACATACAGAGATCATCATGTTGAATTGCCTCAATCATCAAATCAGCTAACTGATACTGCTTGTACAGTTGGCCTTTCTGAGTAAATAGTGAAGGTGTGTTCTTCTTAAATTCATCAAAAGCCTGTTCACCTTCAAGCCAGGCATGAACGTATTGACCGAAGAGAAGAGCCTCCGATGTTGGGGGCGTCCATTCTCCGTTAATCTTTGCCATCGTTGCTGCCTCACATTGAAGAAAGCTTTTATATTGAGAGTTCGACATGTAGTATCTATCAATCTCGTTAGAATAATAGTTCTCCTTGTTTAGCGCCGGTATCCGCATTAGCAGGATCACCCGCCTTTTCTTTGCTTTCAGCAGGCTTGTCGGCTTGCTCTTTTTGCTTTTTGAACTCTTCCTCAGCCTTTGATTTAGTTGGGCCTGTCGTCTTGATATTGAAGTAATCTTCTTTCTTAGCCATACCATCACGTAAAGATGTATAAATACGGCCAATCTTTAAAAAGTCTTGTTCTGTAAAGGCATCAACGTTACTTCCGACGTATTCCTCAATCATTTCTTTAGTGATCCCAAATTCTTTCTTGAATGTTGACAATGCATTTCTGAGCCGATCTTCCAATGGTTCTTTATGTCCGTTTATTAACGTTTTCTGGCACATATCAACTGCAGCGTCAACGATATCGCCAGGAATCACTCCAAGTATGCAGGAACGTAGTCGACGGGCTCCTTGATTGGCAACCATTTCATAAATATCCCTAGCGTCATTAAGCTTTGTAACTGTACCTTTTGCCTTTCTCTCATGCTTCACAGTGAATATTTTGGTTTGCCGTGTATTCGTTTCGAGGTCCCAAGCATACGCCATGACAGAGGATTCTCCGGCTTTTTGCTCGAGCTCCATAATTCCGTAATCAATGTTGCCCCAATTCTGCGCCAATGCCTCAGCCAATCGGATTGACGGACCAGATACCTTTGTCCCGCCGCGGGGGTATTCATACACCGCATTCTCAGCTAACAATCTTCGTTCGCATGCTTTTTTTATCCGATCAAACGCCGCATATACGTCCCGCGGAAATTTCTTTGCAATTACCAGAGCAGCCTGTACTTCTTGCGCCTGTCGGCTTACCATGGCTTCTGTAGTCACACTGGATGCCTGCTGAGGGGCCGGCATGTAATCTGAGTAATCTACCTGTGATAATCCATTCATTGTGCTTCTGCCACCTTTCTTTTGTATGCTTCTGTTCCAAGCCTCTGCCATTCCCGGTAGTGATCCATAGAAGGGAAACTAAACTGCGCTTTACCGTTTTTGGCGAATACAATTGAACCGCCAACCTGTCTTAAACGTTGCTGATCCTCCGCTCGCTCGCTGAATGCCACTTTTACTGCTTTAGCCATGTATAAAACCTCCATTGATTTTCTTGAGGCTATCTGGTAGAATATTGATATATGAGTTTTCAGATAGCCTTTAATTAAGTCCACTCTGCCAAGTGGGCTTTTTTATTGCTCATTTTTAAATTCAAAACCAAGATGCTCCTTTAGGTACAGCTCAAGGTTTTCCCTCAAGATGACTTCACCCTCAGCGCTATCTATCACGTAATCATCGAAAGGTGTTACTTCATCCCCGAAAAAATCCTTTTGCGTTTCCGGCTCAGTCAGCCCGTCATGCCAGTTGTTCAGAATCATTGGGTTCTCGACTTCCATTTTCCTCAGCTCCTTCTTTTGCTTTAGCAAGTTCAGCAAGACTGTCGATTGCATTTTCTAAAGAGTAAAATTCCTTATGCAGAATGCTCACAGCTCCTTTGATATCTTCCTCTGAATATGCCGCCTTTTGGGCATGTCGCAAGAAGCTTGCCGCGAGCTCAAATTTCCTGAGATTCATCCCAAACACCTACTTATCACTGCCAAATTGATGCCCCGCTGTTGCATTTTCATAGCTGTTTCATACAACCGCCCTTTATTCGCCAGTCTGCTGATATCCTCTGTAAGAACTTTGATACTTCCGGCGAGACTGATTGCCTCTTCATAGTCACCATCACGCAATGCCTCTGAAAGCATGATAGAAAGCTCTTCCGCTGATTCAATTTTTCTTTTTGCAGCATCTACATCTGACTTCAAAAATTGATTAGTTTTCATACTAAAACCGCCTTCCTTTCCTCATTTTTTGCCATCGCTACCCGATCCATTAATGCCTTACGAGTCCACCTGTCGGCCAGCTCTTGCATATTCAGTCCGTGACTCCGCACTAACGAATAAATCAATGTTTTATTTGCTGGGATCAGATCAAAAATTTGTTTGATGTCTCCCATCGGTATGTCATCTGACCTCCCGGGCCGATCATTTGCCAGCCAACGAGCCAGATGTTTTGTAGCTTGCAATGCTTCTTCGAGCTGATGAATCATATTGATAACCGCGCTGCTTGCGCTCTCATTTAATGCCGGATCAATAGGCGCCGCCGCTGTCGGATGAAGCTTAAACAAGAAATGTACGAGATCAATATGTTCATAGGCCCCGCAAGCTTCAAACCACTTGATACACAGATCAGGCGTTAGAGGGAAAATACCGTTTTCGACATTCGAGACATACGATTGATCTCTATTCCCGATAACCTTGCCAATTTGATACTGCGACAATCCCGCCCTTTTGCGCTCCTGCTTGAGAATGCGGGGTAAATTGTCCATATTGTATGGATTGTTCGACATATGTTCGCCCCCTGATATATTTAGTTTTAACTGGTAAAATTTAAGTAATGAAGGAACTAGCTGGCTTGCTGTTTTTTCAGCTTATTGATGATGAAGGCTTGTCCCTTCGGAGTGATGCGCATTGTCAGCCAGGATTTCGGCGTCCCGTTTACTTGGCGCACCCCCTGTGCGATCTCAAAGAAACCTCGCTCGATGTATTCCTGGTATGGCTCATTCTTGTTGGCCATGATCATCTTCCATTCGCGCAGCTTCTGAAACAGTCGCTTTTCACCAATCATGATGCCGTTTTTCGAAGCAAGCTTTGCCAGTTCTCTCACAAGCAATGATTTTTCAGCCGCCATGCAACTCTGTGCAAAGTTGACCAATGGTTCCTGAATCTTCAATGCTTGTTCAAGTTGCTGCCGTTCTTCCTGCTCGCTGATCCATCGCTTTGCCCGGCTGACTGGATCTTCGATCATGTAGGACGGTTGAGTCATTTTTTGAAGCTCGGCTTCCATCCGGTTAAATTCAGCAATGTATTTTTCTTTGAACACTGCTGCTTTTGCACCCGTATAACCAAAAACCAAAAATGCGAGTCCATCACGTTTGATCAGATATTTTTTCAATGATCGTCCTGTTGGATCTTCATATTCACTCAACGAAAAATTTCGTTCAGTAAAATCTTTAGAGCAATTCAGTGTTTCAATGCTTTTTATTACATCGGCATGACGTTTTCCGAATACCTCAGCCACTGTCAGGCTGTCTGTTACGGCTTGGTTGCCTTCAATAAAAACGAGTTGATTCACTCTATAGTGCCTCCTTCATATTTGCTTGTTCCTGAGCTTCAATCCACGCATCTATATTATGTTTAGTGAAAAAAATACGCGTACGAACTCGAAAATGAGGAATTTGCTTTTCGCGGACCATTGCGTAAATCGTGTCGTGGTGAACACCAAGATACTCTGCAGCTTCTTGGACAGTCATTGTGTTGCGAGTCATTTCGGAACCTCCTATGCTGTAATCTTTTTACCCTGCAATTCGTGGTGTTGATTATCAAAAAAAATTTGCTGAACAGTTTTTTGATAATAATCAGCCAATTTTATTTTTATTTCATCCCGCGGAATACGCTGCCCAGTTTCATACATTTGTAAAGCACTTACACTTATTTCAACTGCTTTAGCTACCTCACTACGGGACTTTTCTGCTCTTAAACTAAGAAGCCTTTTGCCGATAAGCTTTTTGTCCAATCAAGTCACCTCCTACACAATACGTGGTGTTCTTGGTTATTATATTAAACCACGCGTTCCGTGGTGTCAACACTTTTCGTGGTGTTTTTTTAAAAAACACGTTCCGTGTGGTATTATCAAACCAGGTGATGACTGTGAAATTTAATGAGACTCTTAAAAAATTGAGGCGAGAAAAAAACCTCTCTCAAAAAGAATTAGGTAATAAATTAGGTTTAGCCGAGAGTACTATCGGGATGTATGAACAAGGAAAAAGACAACCTGACTACGAAACCCTTCTAAAAATTGCTAATTTTTTTGAGGTAACTGTGGATTTCCTTTTGGGCAACCCTACAGGTGATTCAATCGTCAAAGAAACAGGAGCCCCATACAATATCAGCGATCCAGACTTGCAAATAGCCTTTAAAGATGCATCTGACTTTTCAGAAGAAGCACGTAGACAAGCTATTGATTTTATCAAGTACCTAAAAGAGAAGGAAAAAGCAAAAGGACGTAAAACTCAAAATTCGTCTGATGAGTAAACAGAAGCAAAAAGTAATTACATAACAAACGCTTTATCTTTATTTATTATTATTGTTTTGTTTAGTTTAATTAATGCTGAACACTTCGCCTCAATTTTTGAGGTGATCCTTGAGGTCATTTCTGCTTTCAACCGCAAATTTTGAGGTAAAACGTTCAGGGTTTTTCAATCAGACAACAGAGAGAAAAAGTAAAAAAAACCTTTATTTAGTCGATACAAAGAGAGAGATTGCACTTCATTATAAAAGGGGAAATTACAATTGAAAAAATGGTTATTAGGTATTGGAGCTCTTACTCTCAGTTTTTCTTTAGCTGCTTGTGGGTCGACAACATCCTCTGAGAAAAACACTGAGTCCTCACAACAGACCTCTGAAAAACAATCAAATGAGACAAGCAAATCTAACTCAAATTCAACTAAAAGTACAGAAAACAAAAAAAATTTAGTTGACGTTATTCTAGAAAAATCAGTCGATGGCGATACAATCAAAGTCAAATATAAGGGGAAATCCGAAACAGTTCGTTACCTATTAATTGACACGCCAGAAACAAAAAAACCCAACTCATGTGTTCAACCTTATGGGGAGGACGCCTCTAAGAGGAACAAAGAGTTAGTTAGCAATGGAAAACTACAATTAGAGTTTGATAAAGGTGACCAAAGAGACAAATATGGAAGAATGCTTGCTTACGTTTATGTAGACGGTAAATCTGTACAAGAAACATTATTAAAAGAAGGTCTAGCAAAAGTAGCCTATGTGTACGAACCAAACACAAAATACATAGATCAATTTGAAAAAGACGAACAGCAAGCAAAAACAGACAAATTATCCATTTGGAGTAAAAATGGGTACGTGACTGATAAAGGGTTTAATGGATGTGTTAAACAAAAAACAACCGCTGTAAAAAAAGATACTGCATCTAAACAATCTACATCACAGCAATCAGCTTCAAAAGATTCAACTGGTAGTTCGGCAGAAACAGTTAACGATACAGCTGGTGCTCAAGCTTCTTCTGCTACTTCGTCAGGTGGATCAGAGAGCTTTGCGAACTGCACTGAACTAAGAAAAAAATATCCTAATGGTGTTCCGAGTTCACATCCAGCATACCAATCGAAAATGGATCGGGATCACGACAACTATGCTTGTGAGCGATGAATAGAGGAGATTAGTGATGGCACAAAAATTTCAAAAACTAAACTATAAGTATGGAATCATAGACTATCCAATATTTCTTAAAGAGCTTGAATCTATCATTCAAGAATTCCCTAAATCTGAAAGAAAGTTTTACGAATATGCAATTAAAGCTTTAAAAAAAGAAGTTGGTAAAAAGGAAAAGATTCTACATATAACTTCTGCCGATCCGAAGTTGACTAAATTTGGTTTTATGGTTATCACTGAAAAGAAACTTTTATTTGTCATTATGAAAGGCGGTATTTTCGGTGGTGCCGATACTGAGGTTGTTGAATTTAAAAGTATCAAAGAAGTTGACTTTGACATTGCCCCAAATCCATTGGGAATGGCTACAATGCAATTGGGAATTCTCCATTTAAAAATCAAAGGTAAGCTTGGAATGAGTAGCAAGCGCACCATTAGAAATATTGATGAACATTCTCTTGATAGAATAGTATCTATTCTAAGAGACCAAATAAAATAAAAAGCCCGGTTTGGGCTTTTCTTTCACACTAAAAACAGAACATACATTCCTATATGGCGGTGTTTATTATGGCAATTCAGTTATCACATCTAGAAGAAGAAGTAAAAAAGATTTATACAAAATTAAATATGCTTACTCCTGAGGATATGGATCTTGAACGCATTGCCGCTGCTTTCAAGATATGGATTCATTATGAGAAAGCAAGTAGCAGCATGTTTTGTGTCAATGGACTTTACAGCATGGTTTTGGATATTCGGGCTTCACCAGAAGAGCAATGGCAAGACTTCGTTCACGAACTCGCCCATGTGCTGAAGCATGCCGGTAACCAATTTAATATGAATAGAATGTTTAGAGAGCTTCAAGAATATCAGGCCAATAGTTTCATGTATCACTTTTGTGTACCGACATTCATGCTCGAAAAGATTTCGTTGCCGCGCATGCAATCGGAGGCTATAAAGTTAATTGGGGATACCTTTAACGTCACATACCCTTTCGCAGCTAAACGGCTTGAAATGTACAAAAGAAAACTGTTTTCAGAGAAACTTTATTTAGTGGGGTGTTAACCATGGGTCATTGGATGGCTAGAGGTCAAAAATCATTTTTATTAGTAGTTGAGAACGGTTATGATTCGAAAGGCAAACGCAATAGAAAAACTAAAACGATCAAAATTGAAGATCCGAAAATTCTAAACAGCGTTAGAAAGCGAGAAAAATATTTATCTCAGCAACTCCTAATGTTTGAAATGGAAGTAACGTCTGGTGAATATATATCGCCCGAGAAAACAACCTTCAAATCTTTTGCAAACGAATATAAAGAACGAATTTTATATAAGAAATTTGCTCATAGAACATCTGAAATGCATGAGAGTCATATTAAAAACTACATTGTGCCAGCAATCGGTCATAGGAGATTAGATCAGATCAAAACAATGCATATTGTTGACTTTATGGATTCACTTGAAAAAGACGGAATTCGAAAAGACGGCAAACCAGGAGGTTTATCAAGTTCAACCAGATACGACATATTCAAAGTTCTAAAGGCAATGTTCAAAGTTGCTGTTAAGCAATGGAAACTAATCAAAGTAGATCCAACCGAAGATTTAGATCCCCCTTCTGTTGAAACCAAAGAAATGCAATTTTATGATTCAGAAGCAGCTAAAGAATGCATTGAAGCTCTTTATCAGATTGATATAATGTGGAGATTGTACTTTTTGGGTGCAATGATTGGCGGTCTAAGAAGAGCAGAAGGATTAGCCTTTGAATGGCATTTAGATGTTGATTGGGATGCAGGAGGTTTTTATGTAAATCGTTCAATTCCAAAAACAATTGATGGAAAACCACTTATCAAAGATCCTAAATCAAAAAAATCCAAGCGCTTTGTAAAGATGCCTGATTGGTACATGGAAGAGCTTGAGAAGTACTATAGAATGTGGAAAAAAGAGAAACTGAGATTAGGTGATGCTTGGGAAGGTGGAGAACATCAATACATTTTCCATAGTGGGAAAGGTAAGCCCTATTATTACACAACTCCCACTGCAAAATGGTCCAAGTTCACTAAAAAGTATGGGCTGAAAAAAATACGACTTCATGAGTTGCGTCATACAATGGTTACTTTATTAATTGAAGCTGGTGCAAATTATAGAGCGATTCAAGAACGAGTCGGTCACGCCAGCTATCGAACTACATTCGATAGATATGGCCATGTAACAAAAAAATTAACTGATGAGACAGCTGAACTATTCAACAATTTTGATCCTAAAAAGAGATACGGTCAATGA